ATCTCAAGAACTAAAAGCTTAATGTTGGTTCAGAACATTTTGCTAGAAAAAACTTGATCTCTTGCAAAGGTCAGGTTTTTTCGCATTTTATTGAGTTGTTAATTTATTAGAGTTATATATTCGACAGGTTGATACAAATCTCCTTCTGATTAAGTATCATATCACAAATTATTATCCACAGGAATAGGTTTAAGAAAATTTATCCACATGTGTATAAGTTATTGGGCCTATAATAAAACGAAAAATAAACCACACTCAGATACAATTAAGTATTCTGGTGTGGCTTTTGTATATTTTTAACTAAACTAATTTCTATTGGATTTAATCATATCTGCTAAGAGTTGCATTCTTTTACTGACTTCTTCTTTGCCTATGCTTTGCTCCCATTCGTCATAAGTAGTATTGTCTAAATCCAATCCCATTATTTTTCTAAACATTTCATGGAGACATTCTGTCAATAAACCACTAACATCTCGATCTGTCTTATCAGCTACTTCAAACAATATTTTCATTTCTAAACTATCAGCAGATAACATAAAGTCAGGAAAATCATTGTTTTCGCAATGGACTGGTATGAATTTATACGGTCTACTTTTTAAATCCATTTACTTCAACTCCTTTTATATAAAATATATTAGCATTGAATATTCATAAAGTCCATGTTGTTTTCACCTAACATTTACTGGCAACCATATTTTCTCCTTAATCTCTAATCTTTCATTTTCCTTTTTCATTTCATTAATCCTATTATCACATTCTTCTTTCATTTCTTGTCTCATTACCCTCAACTCCATTATATGACTTTCTCTCAATTCACTAATCTCCTTTAACCTATCCTGCTTTGATTCAACCAATTGACCTTCTAAAAATACTGATCTATTCTCAGATTCCTTTAATTGAAGTTGCAAATATTTATTAGAATCTTCCATTTCTCCAAGAGAAAACTCTAATTTATCTACAGCCCCAATTCTTTTTCTCATTTCATCATTTTCTAATCTCAATGTTTCTATTAAATAATTTGAATTATTATGTCCGGCCTCTAATTCAATATTTCTTTTGGATAAAGTCTCCGACTTATCTTCTGCTTCTTTTCTTGCTTTATCAGAATCCTTTTTGCTGTTTTCAGCAATATCAATTCTTTCTCTTAGAGAATCTAAAGTTGTTTTGAAATCATTAGTCAATGTTTGAACAGTTTCTAAGTGAAATTTCTTTTGATCAGCTTCACTACGGGTAATTTCAGTAAACATTTGAATTATGCGTTCTACATGCTCTTTCATTTTCAACATGTTTGGAGTTATTAATTCAGATATTCCACCTGATTCTGATTCTAATTGATCTTTCTTTAATCTGATTACATCAAGCAATAAGTCTTTTGATGTTAAACCTGTGCGAGTTTGAAGTGCAACCCATTCATTTTTACCTTCATCATTGTCTAATCTGATTGAAAGAGAGGATGGTGATGTTTTTCTAGTATCTTCGGATTCATTCATGATTTAGTGCCTCCTTTGAGGTTTGATAATGTATACATTTTAGGTAGTTATAATGGTACGTATACGCATGTATACGAGTAAACATTTGTATACATTGATATTTGTATGTATTATATCAAGGAATATTGGATTGAGCAAGACGATATAAAACGAAAAAAATAAGCCCATCTAGTCATACAATAAGTATGTTTCTAGATGGGCCTTTGTGATTACTTGATAATCATTCATTTTCTTTAAAATCTATATCTTCCATGAACCGCGAAATCATGAAACGAACGAATGCACTCTCATTTTCAAATTTCTTACTCATTTCTTGAACAAAAATCTTCTGTGATGGGGTAACATTTGCTACCAAACGCTTTGAAAATGGTTCTGATTTACTAGGTATTTGATAAGTTAGTTTACTAATAGGTTGCTCTGTGTTAACAACAGTATTCTTAATATTATCTTTAATAATACTTAAATTAGTATCTTGAATAAGTACATTATTAGACTCTAGTGTACTAGACAGCATACTACTCTGTGACCTGTTAAGTTCATTATCTAGTTCAATAACTTGACCATCATTATTGATAACATCATGTGGTTGGTTTAGTTCTTTTACCACTTCACTACTATGATTAACATCCTGTAAAGAACTATTGATAGTTACTTGATTAGTTTTCTCAATATTAACCATCACACTATTTTCAACGTCTTTAGAGGTATCTGGATTAACTTCTTGATTAACACTACCTTTAATATTTACTTGATCATTGCTTTGGGAATTATCTTGAATGTTATCATTAATAGTCGGTAATTCATTATTCAATTCAGAACCCAATGTACTACACAGTGACATAGACAGTATACTACTTTTGTCATTTTCTAAACTACTTTCCTTATTAGTGTTTTCAATAGTTTTCTCCACACTAATCTTTGCACCATCTTTAACTATTGTATCTACACTTAATTGACCAGTATCTTGAGTATTTGTAATTACATCATCTTTAACAATATTAACTACAGTATCAAAAGAAGTAATCTGTCCATCCTCCTTCTTTTTGTAAAATCCCACAGTCGGTATGAGTTTTTTTGCACTCATAAGGACAACACTTCCTCACTAAATTCTAAATAATCCTTCACAGAATCATTGTGAGGTGAATATGTGGTGGGAGGTTGACCAACAAATTGAGCTTCTCCAATTCTTACAGATTTCCTAATAGCAGTTTTGAATACTCGAATATCATGTTGCTCACAAAACTTCTGAATCTCCTGAGATACATTTGTAGATAGATTTGTTCGGGCTGTAAATATAGTCATTACTACTCCGTAGATTTTTAAATAAGGGTTGTAATTTTCTTTAACCATGCTAATTGTTTTATTCAAGTCGTTAAGGCCACTTAATGCAAACTGCTCTGGAGGTGTAGGGATAATTACTCCATTTGAACAAGACAGGCAATTAATTGTTAACCAACCTAAACTTGGAGGACAGTCAATAATTATATAATCATAATCTTCTAAAATATCTGCAACAACATTTTTCAACCAATGAGCAGGATTGTATTCCTCTCTATTTTGTTCTACCAACATATCAAAATTAGCCAAGGAAAGATTTGAAGGAATAAAATGAACCTTATAGCCAGTTTTAATAATCACTTCTTTTATAGAGTACTTATCGGTGAATACATCATAGACTGTTTTTTCAATATCATCCGGTAACATTCCAAAACTTAAAGCTGAATTTCCTTGTGGATCAAAATCAAGTAATAAAACTTTCTTTCCCTTTTTAACCAAAGAAGTTGACAAACAAACTGCAGTAGTGGTTTTCCCAACCCCACCTTTTTGAAGTGAAATAGCAATGATATTGGCTAATTTACTCATAATCACAATCTCCTTTTAACTATTTAATACGGTGTAAAAGTTTATGGTTTAAGTAGTACACAAAGTAGTGTACTGTGTATGTCACTATTATACCACAGTCAAAAGGTTTATGAAATATGAAAAGAATAATTATCAATGGAATTTATTACAAGGAATATTGTACAATCCATTCTCAATAAGATTAAACATATCACTACTCATCACAATCTATCAAAGGAGGATACAACATTGCTAATTGATAAACTCAACAAATCAGAGATTAAAGTTCTTCAAGTTCTTCAGGAATCAAATATCACTAACGATATGAATGCTATAAAAATATCAACAATATCTGAAAAAACTGGTTTAAGTTATTTCATTGTCAGGAACATTATCAAATCATTTTATATCGCTGGAATATGTAAGAAAGGTAGGAGAGAGGGGAATGGAGAAACGTACTATTTATGTAAAGGAGCTGAAATGATTGAGACTAAAACCTGAATGCAAACTTATTTGTAATGAAGAAAATGATTCGGTTAGTCTCATTATAGATATGGTTTTAAAATGTTTAATGAAAACTGAATTTCTGCATCTATATGATGATTATTTCTTTAAAATTAATCGTGAAAGTAGTTGCGAAAAAGTTTTGAAGGTAAGTTCAGATTATGTTGATTTTATTTTTATATATGAATATTAAGGAGGAGAATAATTATGACAAGAATAGACCAAATCTTAAAAAGAAAACCTTTTGCAATTCCTAGTGAATGTCCAGAATGTGGTTCTAAAAACATTATGGGATATGCTCAAGTTGTCACTCATGCTTATATTAATCTAACTGATATGAGCATTGATGAAATTGATTCAAATAGTGATGTTGAATTATATGATATTGATCCAAGGTATTGGGATTATCAGTGTCGTGATTGCGAAAACGAGTGGGATGATTATGGTCAAGGGAAAGTGATTAAACTTTAAGGAGGATTTAAATCATGCTTAAACAACTCATATCTGATGTCCAAATGAAAATTCATAGTATTTTTGTAGGTAGGGCAATTATTAGGCCACCTTTTATCAATGAAGAAGAGTTAATTGATTTTACTGTTAAATTAACAGATATTGATAAGAAAACAGTGTCTAGAGTGTTGGAAGCTGAATTTGTTTTTCTTAGATTGAAAGGAGTTATTGATAAAGAGGAACAAAGAGTAATTATTAAGCAAAAAATTATCCCTCATATAGAGGGATAATATCCTAATTCAATAAACCTGCCAATGTTAAAAGTCCTGAGTAAACCATTCCACTTCCTAAAAGAACGTAAGGTATTGCAATTAATGGCATAATCTCATCTCCTTAAAATTTTCTTGTGACTGTATTATTACCAACAATCATAAGAAATATACAAAAGAAATGAGATTGTAAAATTAGGTATACTTATGCTAAATTTGTTCGGCATAACGAGTTATACCTAACAATATGCCACGACCCATTCAATTTAGAACTCTTTTATCCTATTTCCTTAAAGTAAGGAGTGGTAATTTATGTTAAAGAAAAATACTGTAAAAATTCACTTAAAAAAGCATGGAATTAAATATTTACAAGGAGGATTAATAGTTGGTTATATTATTCTAATTGATCCTTCTGTTGCCCTTGGAGTAGCAACAATTGAACAAACATCAGATCAATTTTACAGGAAAGTATTAGGTCTTGGTAGAGCAGTAATTCTAATTAAAGGAGGATTAGAAATAGTTCAACATGCACTTGCTGGTGATTTTCAAGCTACCAAGAAAACAATTCTGAGTTACTTAGGTATGTACGCTCTTTTATTATTGCTTCCTTACGGCTTAGATCAAATCGATGCCATGATAGGAGGTTTGAAGTGAATGGTAAATTACGCAGATTGGTTTACTACTGCTATAAAAACTGCATTAAAAGAAAGTGTTACTGATAGTTTTAATTGGATTATGACAGGAATTATTTCAAATATCATATATGTATCACATGCCGTTGCATTGGTTGGAGGTGGAATTCTAATTATCCTTTATATTGGAGGATATAAATCAGGACTTCAAAAATTAGGTATTATTACTGTTAGTTATGCCATGATTAAATATTTACTAGGATGAGGAGGTTATCAAATGAAGGGAATTAAATTAAGTAATTATTTTGAAATTATTCACCCTGAGTATATCTATCTAAAATTAACTCCAAATAATTCCATTGAAAACAAAAGTACAGATCGAATTGCTAAATCAATTTCTACAATCTTTCAAGGTGTATCTCGCCATATCAAAGTAGAGAAGGGAAAATTAATTAAAATATATCCATTTAAAAGACAATTCATGGTTGGAACTAAATATAGTTATCAATTACCGGAAAAAGTCTCATATTTTATTTTTATTGAAAAAGAAAACGTAGAATTCTATTTCATCATTCCCAAAAATTACTTATCTTTATTAAAGGAAAAGATTAAAGATTCATGGGCAAATGTTACTATTAAAGAAGTTGATGTAATTCCTATATTTAATGAAAAATCAACTAAGTATCAATTAGTTTATTCTAAAGAAAATGCACTTAGTTTATCTATAGATAAGCGTAGTAGCGAACTTCTCAATTCAAATCTTAATGTTATAGATGTATTAGAAGAAGGTGATAAAGTAGGAATATTTTATAATTTTATTCCTACTAATCAATTTTCATGGAAATCTGAGTATAAAAACACAATTCAAAAAGTAAGAGATGGTTTGCCAACCGATAGACAAAAATTAAATATATGGTATTTAGGCAAAATCCTCATTACTATTGTGATTGGAATTAGTGATTTACTAGGAGAAGTTACTTCAGGTAAAGCATCTAAAAAGAAAGGAGTATCAACTGATAGTTTAGTGCAAATGGAAAGAGTTATTGAAAGGATGAATAAATCAGCAGTTAGTAAATCAACTTATTCTAAAGCAACAGACGTTATATTAAACACTCAAATTATTATATTATCAGAGAGTCTAGATAAGATAAGAGAGATTAATCATGCTAAAAGCTTATCTCAGAGTTTTGAAGTAATAAATGAAGAGGATGGAGGTAATTCTCTTAAAGCAAAATATTACAGTCAGAAATTTAATCCTACTGATTATTCTATAAAAGGAGCAGAAATTAATAAAATTTCATCTGGAGAATGTCAGAATTTTATTGCTTTAGCAGGTAGAAAAATTCTTGATAGATTTAATTTTATTGATAAAGTTAATACACAAGAGACACAAGTTCCTGAAGATTTAAGAACAGGTATTATGTGTGTAGGAACTAATGTATATAGAGGTATTCAGCAACAAGCATTCCTTAGTACGGATAAAGAATATCAACAGTTAACTCTTGTACTTTGCGGGCCTACTAGAAGTGGTAAGAGTGTATTAATTGCCAATCTCGCAAAAAATGCAATGCAACATAATGAATGCTGTTTAATTTTTGATTTTATAGAAAACTGTGAACTATCAATGGAAATTGCTAGTGTATTTCCTGATGATAGAGTTAAGATTATCGAATGTGGTGACATAAGCAAACTTCAAGGTCTTGGGTATAATGAAGTAGGAATAGATTCTGATGTATTTATTCAATATGACAATGCTAAAAAACAAACTACACAATTATTAACTCTTATTAATTCTGTCAACGCAGATGAAAAAACTCTTGCTCCAAGAATGGAGAGGTATCTTACGGCATCTTCAATAATTGCGTTTATTCAAGGTGGAAGTATTAAGGATGTTTTTGATATTTTAGTAGATCATTCAGTAAGAAGTAATTTTATTCACAATGCCCCTTCTAATCAGAAAGAAAATTTATCAGAATATATCTCTGCACTTGAAGAATTAGACGAAGTAAACAAAGAAGGATATGTGACTGGTACTAAACATTCCTATATTACAGGAATTTTAGATCGTTTGCAAAAACTTAAATCTAATACGTATATGGAATTAATGCTGAAAAAAGGAACCGAAGATAATATTAATTTAATTGATGAACTTCAAAAACCACAATTAATTTGTCTTAGAATGCCAGAATCAATGTTTTCAACTGATGAAGAAAGAGATGTATATTGCACTTATTGGATGACTAAATTGTGGTTATCTCTTCAATTAAGAGCAGATAAATTTAGAGACAAAGGAGATAGAATTAAAGTTAATCTATTTATTGATGAACTATATCAAGTAAATAATACAGAGTTATTTTTAACAGATAAATTATCGAGACTTGCTAAATTCAGGCTTAAACCAATTATTTCTTGCCATTATTTAAACCAAATTAAAGGTATTAGAGATGAATTAAGAAGTGCCAATGCAAGTTATATGCTTTTATCTGGTTGTGATAAACAAAATTATAATGAATTAAAAGATGAATTACAACCTTATGAGATGGAAGATTTATTAAAATTGCCCAGATATTTCAGTTTGAATTTAATCAAATGTAAAGAAGGATATGCAAAGTTTATTACTAAATTACCTGCTCCTATAAAGGGTGTTTGATTTATGAATATTTTTATGAATATTTTAAGGAATAATAGATATTTTATTATTATAATGGTTTTATTAATTTATTTGTGTAGTAGGAAGCATTTATATAGTGAGGATGATACTTGGATTATGCCTGTTGATGGAGTAATTACGCAGGAGTTTAAAGGCGATTTGCATCATGGAATTGATATAAATCTAACTATGGGAGAATTAGTTAAAGCATCGCACAATGGCATTATTTTATTTACTGGAGAGAAAGGAGTATATGGTAATGCAGTTATGATTTCTCATGATAATGATATAGTAACTTTGTACGGTCATAATAGTAAGATATTAGTTAAGGTTAATGATGTGGTTAAACAAGGGGATATGATAGCGTTGGGAGGTTCTAGCGGAAAGAGCAATGCACCTCACTGTCACTGGGAGATACGTGTGCATAATATCTGTGTCAATCCGATTAATTATGTAAAGTGTCAAGTAGGAGGAATTATTAACGAAAGCGAAAACTCGCCTAATTTTAACACTAATGCATATTTACCACAGGATATAAATAAATTTGAAGGTAATTAATTGGACATGCTCTATATTTTAATAAAATATTATACTTTTATCATTAAATATTTGCATTTAGCATAGAAATGATTATAATAGTATGAAAGGAATGATTTTAGATGATTTTTAAATTTAATAAAAGTGGAAATATGGAAGATATTGGTGTAGAAGGAGATATTGATATGGCAAGAAAAGGCAAAGTAAATTCACAAACACAAAACGATGAAATAAATCGCGTTATTGAACAAGTAAGAGGAGAAATGGAATTAGGGAATGCTGAGACTGCAGTTGGATACAATGAGGTTATGAATGAGAATAATGATATGATTCAAAGAGAAATGACTGAGAGCGAAGTATGGGACAAAGGTAGTCGTGATGGAGTTGAAGGTGATGCACAACAAATGTCAGTCAATGCTTTTAATATTGAATATCAAGAAAAAGAAATGAGGACAAATAATATGGGTAACATATTAAACATGAATGATATGCCTACTTTAAGTAATTTAAATAAAAAAGCAGAAGAATTTCCTGAGTGGGAACTAGAGGACGCTTCACCTGTAATAATTAAAAAGAAAGTCGGAAAATATTCCGTAAATATATCCGCTGGAATGCTTGCCACCATGGCAAATGACGGTGTAATTTTCTATAACGAAAATACACAACGCTCAAGAAAAAAGAAGAAAAATGGCGAGACAACCCCGTTTTTAATGGCATCTAAAGTAAAGAAGATATATGAACAATTAATTTCTGGTGAACTAAATGGAATGCTGATAACCCTCAACGCTCGAATAATTAAGGATGAAGAAGGAAACATATTAAATCCTTTGATTTTTGATGAAGATAGCAAAACACTTACAGGATCTGGTGTTCTTGATGCCGTGGATGGGTGGCACCGCATTTCCGCAAGTCGTTTATGGCTTAAAAAATGGAACATTAAAAAGAATCAAAAAACAATGGACAGTCCTTGGGATTATGAATTTATCACCGCAATTGAACACAAAGAAGAAATCGGTGGAGGGCTTATCTTTAAAGAATACGGATTTCACCAACTTAAAATTCAAGCATCTAAAGTTAAGTTTCTTGATATATACGATTATGCCAATATGATTGTTAGAAGACTTATGACCTCGGTTCTTAGAGATAAAATTGAGACAGACAACACAAGAACAAAAGGCACAAACAAGATTGTAACATTTGGAACATTAAGTGACGCAATCAAAAAGAATTATAAACTTATTACTGAGGACGATGTTGAATTAGTTGGTGATTATTTAACCAAATTCTTCAGTAAATTAATAAGTATTTTCCCAGAATATTTTGGCAACGTCTCAAAAGAAGACAGGGATTTAATGAGAATAAGAGATGACCTCACTCTTGAATTATTGATGTTCCATGGATATGTTGCTATAAGTTCTAGATTATATGGCAAAGAAGATTGGGAGACTAAATTATCTAAACTTAGAAGTATAATTCAAATAGGTCAATGGAGAGGGACTATTCTTCAATCTGATTGTCCAATTTGGGAAAGAATTTTTAAAGGTGGAGATGAAAAGAGAATAGTCAATGGAAGTTCAAGTGTCTCTTTTGTTAGTAAGACATTGGGTGATTATATTGAATTTGGAATTGATCATGCAATTAGAAACATTAAGGAAGATGATGAGAAGAAGTTGGCAAAATTGAATAAGTAAAACGTGTAAAAAAGAGGAAGTATCAATTAAGATACTTCCTCTTTAGGTTTATTATTATTTACTATGTATTTACTAATTTCATTATTATTAATCAATATATCATCTAAAATTGTTTCAATGTTATCAAAATCCCAATATGGTATTCTTATAAGAATTATATTATTGTTAATACAATATTCGTCCTTTCTCCTGTCATGTTCTTGTTGTTTAATTAATCTTGCTTCAGCTATTTCATTTGGTTCATTTTTGTACATCTTAATTATTTTATAATGAAACTCACCATCATATTCAATAAGTAATCTTAATTTAGTCTTTTCTTCATCATAAAATATGGATTCATCAAATTTTAATAATCCACTACCAACACCTATAAGTCCATTAAAAGTGTATTGTGGTGTATAAATATAACTATGTTTAATAAAAAACTCTCTACACTTCTTCTCTCCTTTTGGCTCATTACACTTAGGACAACTTCTACCACTACTTCTGTGCGATATTGTATCAAACCATTCATGATTACATTCTTTACATAACCACCAAACTTTTTGTCCACTAACAGGAGTATACTCTTCAGGAAGATTATCGTTTTTATCGTAATTCCATTCTTCGCAAAGTTTAGGATTGATTACTAATAAATTATAATCTTCAGATGGAAGTGGATTGTGACAACAATATGGGCAATTATCTCCACGAAAATTTCTTTTACTAATTGTTGCAGTCCATTCATGTTTAGAGTTAATAGAACATTTCCACCATATGCCGTTATCATGACCACTTACGGTGACATCATAAGGAGTTAGATTTCCATTTTTAGTAGGATGCCACTCTGACGCTAATTCTGGATTTTTAGTAGCAAGGCAGTTAGATAAAGTTACTTGTTGGCCTCTACAACAAATACATCTATATCCTTGCAATATAGAATCCCAATTAGCTTCAAATATTTCACCGCAATTATTATCTAAACATCTCCATTGCATATATTCATCACAATTAATATATTCTTTACTCATTAATTCAAATGGTTTATTATTTAGTTTACACCACAATTTTATATTTTTAACTGTATATTTATTAAACGAACTAAATTTGTTTGGAACATACCCTTTGAGCAAGTTACCTAAATTTTCAGTAAGATAATAGCCCTCTCTGTCTTCAAATAGTAAATGTTTATCATTCCCTTTATATATTTTAGTTAATAAATTATATGGTAGGTTATTTAATTCCAAATATAATCGAATATTATTAAGAGAATAAGGATTTGATGTGTGAAACTTATGAGGGGTGTACTTCCTCATATTGTAAAAATCACCAGCATAATAATACCCATTCAAATCTTTTACAATCACAAATTTCTTGCCATTTTTAATTTCAATTTTTACTAATTCGTAATTTAATTCACCCATAATTTCCTTAATTGATTCATTAGTATACTTTTTACTCATTATTTATCTACCTCTTTCCTTTAATAAAGATCCACAAATGGAATAAGACGCTCCACTGTTAAAGGCAGTAAGCGTCTCGTTTTACACTCAAAATCATCAAATCCTAAAAGAATCCGACAATACATCAGGTATCGATCCCTAATGGAGCAACCATAAAATTTTCTAACCCAAAAATCCACAAACAAAAAAGAGTGTTCTTCACACTCTCAAAAAATAAAAATACTTCATTCTACAAACTAAACTCCCAACCCACAAATCAAAACCATCTTCTTACCACTCAAAACATCCTCAGACCAATCAATATAACTAACATCCTCTAAAACTTCTAAACCTTCTTCCATCGAAACAACAACCCTATCCCTATCCATCAAGCTCAATAAACTCAAACAAACCTTCCCTGAATATTTACCCATCATCTGTTTTAATTCTTCTTTCTTTTTAGGTGTTAATCCAGACATAATTTCCTCCTATTCCCTTCCCTTATTCAACATCTTATGAGCATACAAACATCTCTTCAAAAACTCAGGACTAATAACATTCTTCTTATTATCCTCTAAAAACTGTTTTGACTTTTCTTTACTAACAATAAAAACTCTATTATTATTATCCATTTTACTAATTTACCTCCAAATCATCTAATTCCCAACAATTCCCACCTCTACAACCCTTACTACACGCCACTTTCAAAATATAAAATTCAATAATTATCCATTAAAAACATACTTTTATTGTATAAATAAAAAAGAGTCCTAAGACTCAATTTATTATTACAAAACCAAATACACTATCTATCAATTACTTTATAATGTTGAAGACAGTATCCACTAGTAAGAGATTTTCCATTACATCCTTCTACTAAACAAATACGATTATTAGGATTCAAACCACCTTCTAATTCTCCATATGGGTCTCCGCAATTAAATATCCTTTCACAATGTAATAGGCAATAATATTCTCCATCCTTCTTTATTACACGTTTATCAGTACATCCATTAATAATACAAATTCTTTCTTCGTAGATAAGCATTTTCTTTTTCGCTGGTATATCCTTAATTTTCATTTCATCTTTAATTGGTTTTGGTTTAACTGCTTTCTCTTTTATTTTCTTTTCCGATTTTATCTTAATCTTACATACCTTTCCAAGTAGTGCATAATGTTTTTTACAATAACCTAAAGCAAAATTCTCCCTATCACAATCTTCAATAGAACAATATTTATCATATTGATTCCATTTTAAGAATAATGGATCTCCATACTTTTTAAATCTTGCATAATGTTTAGCACATAATCCAAGACCCATATGTTTATTATTACAACCTTCAATCGTACAATTTTCATAACGAATACGTTTACCTTCAATTATTTTAACATTTTTTGGAACATCAGATTTCATATCCGCACGATATTTTTCTACTAATTCTTCAATAGAAATTCCTTCTAATAATTCATTTTTAATATCAACAAAAGAAAATTCCATATGATAATCACATATACCTCTAAAACAATCAGAAATACCTTGATGAGTAGCCAAAGGGTATCCTTCATTTTTTAATTTAGCAACCATTTCATTTGCTGTGAATGATATAATCCCTAATTGTCTGCACAAAATTACTCTTCTAGCTTTTTCTAATTGTGTAGGAGGAATTTTCTTACTTTTCCATACTAGGTTATCAACACGACAATTTGTATAATCGTTATCTTTATATCTTAAATAATAATAATTATTAATATTAGGCAAAAATGCAGAAGCGACTAATTTAGGTAAATTAAATAATCTATTTTTAGAATCTTTCTTTAAATTAACCATTAATATATTATGTTGAGTATGACATTTCAAAATTTTATTAAATTTAAGACTTTTAACTTTTCCTAGATTTGATACTTGATAAAGACCTTCAAATCCAGATATGTCTTTCCATATTTCATCCATAGTTATTCACCTCATATACTCTAGTTTACCATATCTCATAGATAAAATACAATAAAGTGAATATTTACGAAATTATTGATACTCCTAACCACATCAGAAGTTAGGAGTATCTTTATTTACTGTTATTTAACCTTTTCTACTAACCTCCAATTCACAAACCTTCAAATCTATAAATTCCATAAGATGATCATACAAACTCATTCCAAATCCCTGAGTATTTACATATATCTCATATTCCTTTTTAAAAGCCATATCGTGAATCATATTAGCATAACTCTTCATGCTTATTGGTTCTTGATATCTTCTAGAATCCAAGGTAACTAATTTCTTATCAACATATATTAATACTTTGTTGCTTTCTCTACCTTCAGTCCAAATGCAATCAATATACATTGGTTCAGTGCATTTAATTTGTGGTTTTAGTCTTATACTTTGGTTAATTTTATGAATCATATCTAAGATATCTCTCTTAGTTTTTACATCTTCCTGCGGAGTCGTCATAAATTGATATTCTAGTTCAAACATTGATCTAATCATAAATCCCATATCACATGGAATAAGATAAATATCGTTCCATAGTTTACATTTTTCCTCAATATATTCTTCCTGTGTTTGTTGTTTATATAATACATCTCTCATTATGCATTCCTTCTTTCTAATTTTATTTATTTTACTATTTATCTGATTCTATCAATCATATTAATAAACTCAGATACTAGAAACCTAATCTAATCTAATCTAATCTAAAATAGCATACTCATTCAAAAATTTCTTATAATTACTTTCCTTGCAACTATCAATAGTTTTCTGAGTTAACATTCCAATTTCAACTAAAGGTTTGTAATCAGATTTAGATATTTTACAATTTGGATAAAATCTCTCTAACCACTCATCACTATCATTATAACTAATAAAACTAATGGATTTTAAAGATTTTACTCCTAGATTATAAGGCAAGCATTCAGCAAAGAATACATAATCGAATACTACATTGTTCTGAACATCACCATTATGCAAACTTTTTAAACTATAAACATTAACTTCTGAACTATAATCCACTGGATCATGTATTAAAAGTGTTAATTTTGTTGGTGTTTTCTTTTTGACTTCAATAATTGGTATTCCTGTTTTATCCAAAGAATTAATATCCTTAAACTTATCACACAAAGTATTAAAACTCTCATAATTACTTCCAATATTATCAATGTACAATACGTTTTCAGGTTTATTTAATTCAATAATTTTAGCAATTGTAAAAGATTTACCTGAATTTCTAGTCCAATCACATATTAAATTTGTGCCTTCAAAATCTACTGCTTCTTGCTGATGTTTTAATAAACCAGATCCTTTGCCACTTACAATAGGATTATATTGTGTTTCTGACTCTACCTTTCTAGGCATATCCCTCTCAATCCTACATATTTTATCAGTAATTTTAACATAAGCATCACTCATACATCTATACTGATCATAATCTTCTTTACAAGTTTCCATCAACTTATGTAATTCTCCTGCTTCAATAAATAGAGACGATACAATATATTCTACAAATTTTTCATCGCCTTTTAATATATTATATTTATAAAATTGATTGAGACTATCATATAGTTTTGATAATGAATCTACCATTTTTCTATATGCTCTAAAATCCTTGATATAAACACGATATCCTATTGAATCTTGACTTAAACCTGAATTCTCCATTAATGTATTCTTTAAATCTTTTTCTTGTTCAGCTTTACGCATATTTCCTAGTTCTGTTAACATGTAAGTAATATCTTCCTTAATAGTTTTAATCATAATTTCTTTCATATTTTTACTCCTTCTTGCGTTTGGACGCAACCCTTATTTATTAATATTTTCAGAAATGCTTCCCATTGCTTTACCAATAATTCTCCCTGAATCTTTTGTAGTATTTATAGCATCTACTACATTCCAAATTTTATGTTTCCTAATCATACCATCACCATTTTGTTCCCAAACTGCAACTTGTTTAATCCAATTTCCTTCATTGTCTGTAGTACTATAATTAGAATACATAAGTTTCCAATCATACATCTCAAGTAAATTCAATATTTCCTTAACCATTTTTATTTCATTAAAAGTTTTACTTGGATCACTAATATGGCTATAACCATATTTACTCAATCCAATATTATCAAGAGTAAATTTTAATTTATCTACAGTTGTTTCCATGTTGCTCTGATTCCCAAAAATAAACTTTAATAGACTGCCTTTTAATTCCTCTAATTCATTTCCAACTTTTAAGTATAGTTGAAAATCATCCTCGTTTTTTGACTCCGAATAAGTATTCCCACATTCTTTGTCCATTTTAACCAATTCCAAATATCTCTCAAAATCTTTTACTTCCATTATAATTTCCTCCTTAGTGGTCGGTCACTACCCATTTTTATTTACTCTAACACATATATTTCCCAAGAGTGTAACCAACACTCTTTTATCTCTCTTCTTCATTCATCAAAGCCATAACTTCACTCTTACCATTTAAACCACCAAGAATCTTTGCCCAATTATCTCTTGCTTCATCTGAAAAATCATTCCAAATCAAACTCAATTCATTTAAAAACTTTTCCATTTTTATCACCTCCTTAAATTAATAACCCTTATTTAACTGCATCATTGATACATTGGCCTACACAATTTACAGAATCCAAAGGATGAGTTGAAATAAAATATTTTGGTACATTATCACCTCTGACAATTCTCATTCTCTCTATTTCATCTTTCGTCCAATCCAAAATAGAAATAGCATTATCTAAAGTAATTTTATTATCAGATAATAAATCTAAAATCTGATCAATGATAGGTTTAAATTCTAATATTTTGAATATATTTTCAAATTCCTCATTAAAATTATCCATAATTGATTGCTTTTCGTCTAGTAGAGTTTGTTCTTCTTTACTTATTTCATTCATTTACTCAAGTCCTTTCAATGCGTTAATTATTTTAAAAGTATTTTCGTCTTTATCTGTCTTAGATTCCAATATTTTAACTACTTCTTTAATAGATAATTTGATTGTAAATATTTTATATCACCTCTTTAAACAAAATTTATTTTATATTATAAAATTACATTGGGTGGTTTTACAAGATACTTTGCAAGATAATTCCATTTCTTCTCACATTCTTTGCAAATCCATATATCTCCTTTATCTGATATTCCCATTAACATTCTTTCGCCAAGTGTAATTGGTTTCTTTAACATAATATTTGATTCTATAGTTTTATGACAGTTAAAACATATCCCATATTGGACAGCATCTTCTTGACTTAATTTGTTGTAATCAATATATCCTCCTGTTGTATCATTCATTTTTATCACCTCCTTAAATTAAAAATGTTAATTATTTTACTAACCAATTGTTTCTTCTTCAATATCTTTAAAAATCTTCTTAATTGCTTCTATTCCTCCTAGTATTTCAATAACTTCTTCGGTAGATAATTTAATAGTATTCATTTTTTATCACCTCCTTTATATAATAAATTTGCTAATTATTTATATAAAATGAGGACTAACTTAAAAGTAGAGGAGTGAGTATTTCTTTTACTTTTATTAGGTATAGCACTATTTAATTGTTAGTCCTCAAAATTTGCTTATGTATCATAAATTCAATCAAACAACCATATCCAAACATCCAAATCCACAATTTGTTTTTGAACCTAATCCACTATGATAAACAATATTTCTTGCTTCTTGATCTCCAATTATACGAAAATGTCCTTCCCAAGATGGAAATATTGCTCCATTATATACAGGAAATCTCATTTGAATAGGGGATACAGGCACTATATCAAAGTTTAATAATTTTTTATTTTTTACTTCAATAGATTTTTTAGCAAGGCGATTAATCTCTTTTACTGCTTTAAATGATTGTTCATTAACATTGTTCACTAATTCTTCATTATATTGACCAGCTTTAACCAAGACAACGGGAGAAATAGTTTTGAATACGGTTCTATCACTTAATTTTAAATATTTTTCATCTTCAATAATTACATTAGCTAATTCTAAAACAGAATTTCCAATAATTAATTCTCTTGATTTATAAATATTCCCTAATGCTTTATCTATTAATTTTTCATCCAATGAACCGATAATTAAAAATGGTTCTTCTAACTCAATTTGTTTTTCACTTAAAATTCTCTTATTACTCATTAATCTTGAAAATGTAAATTGAATTTTACCATGCATATTCTCGTCTGCATTGAAAATTGTCTTATAGATTGCTGATTGGAGTTGATGCATGTAATCTTGTCTTAATGATAATTTTTTGTTTTCAAATTGAATTTTTAGTCTCATATCTATACTTCCTTTCATATGTAAAGTTTTAGTTTGTTTGTGCGTAATGTAATTATAACATGTTTTGGCTTGTGTGTAAATATTTATTTTTGTTTTTGTAGTGAGGTATATTAAAACTCTTTGAAAGAGTAACTAAAACATCATCCAACTTGAGGATATGCTCAAATTCAACTAGAGTTTCAAATTTCCATAAGAAATATC